TATATAGTGGTAGAGCGAAACAACCACGGTCTCGGTACTCTTAGAAAGATACAGGATTTAGGGTATTCAAATCTATTTGTGGAGAGTTCCGTTGACGGCGCCTACGGAGATCGCTTGACCAAGCGCGGTGGTTTTTTAACGACCAGTAAGACTAAGCCTCTCATCGTTGACAACTTAGCTACGTTGTTGCGACAGGGTGAAAGTGGCGTGGCTGACATTGAACTATTAAGTGAGTTGCGAACTTACATTATAGATGATAAAGGTAGTTACAATTCACAGAACGGATGTTATGATGATAGGGTGATGGCGTATGCTATTGCGCTGCATGGACTTGCCTCTATGCCGAGACCTCGGCACCGGATTATAAAACAACGATTTAAATCGCTAGATCCTGTGACGGGCTATTAATGTATGCATGACGCCGAGTTCGACGAGTTCGATGATGGCGAGGTAGTTGAGAAAGAAGAATCGGACGGTACGCAAGCGCAAAGCATGCAGAGTCTGGGTTCTCGCCTTGCTAGTACATTCCAAGAATATAAAGACGCTCGTAAAGAAACCGAGAACGAATGGCTAAAAGACCTGAGACAATATCAGGGTATCTATGAGCCTGATGTACTTGCACGTTTGAACGCTGCGTCTGGATCACGATCAAAAGTATTCGTCGGGCTAACAAGAACAAAAGTAATGGCTGCTTACAGCCGAATCATTGACCTGTTGTTTCAGCACGGCGATATTTTCTTCTCAGTAAACTCCACTCCTGTTCCTCAGATCGATCCCCTGAAGGCTATGCAAATGCGCCAGATGGCTATGGATCAGATCATGCAGGCTAGTGGTCAAGACCCGATGATGAATCAGGACTTGGTCGCCGACCGAATGGAGGAGCTGGAGGTCGAGTTTCTAGAAGTAGAAAAAGAAATCTCGAAGAAAGCCGCTGAGTCCATGACCATTGATATTGAAGATCAGTTGATTGAGACCAATGCGGAAATGAAGCTAAAAGAAAGCATGCTTGAAGCGTGTATCTTTGGCTCGGGCGCGGTTAAGTCAGGCACTGTTCGCATAGATAAGAAGCAGTCTTACTCAAAGATGCTGGACCCTGAGACGGGCGAGCAAGCATATTCGTTGAGCATTGTTGAGACTGTCGCGCCTGAAGTTGAGAGCGTAAGTATCTTCGACCTATACCCCGATCCATACTGCACTACGCTAGACGATTGCGATGGTTTGTTCCGCCGTCATGTTTTGACGCGCAGGCAGATGAGAGACCTATCGGACCTTCCGCAGTTTGACGGCGAGATGGTCAAGTACCTCCTTAAGGTTCACCGTAGCGGCAACCATACTGAAGAGGATCACGAAACTACCCGCCGACGAATCGCAGGTATTAACGAGAACTCTGAATCCAACCGCTTCGTTGTAATGGAGTACTGGGGAACGGTTGATGGTTATGAGCTTGAAGAACACGGTATAGAGCTTGATGAAGACGCTGACCTATCAGATGACTACTCAGCCTGTGTTTGGATATGCGACGGTAAAGTATTAAAGGTTATGTTGAATCCTATTGCTGGATACAAGATGCCTTATCACATCTTCCCTTATGAGCGCTCCCCGCACCAATTTTGGGGTACTGGCGTTCCTCGCATGATGCGTGACAGTCAGGGAACGATGAATACCGCAACACGGATTTGGCTAGACAACATGGCGTTGTCTTCTGGTCCTATGGTTGAGGTAAACACCGACTTGCTTGCAGCAGGAGAAGACCCGACCGACATCCACCCTTGGAGAGTATTTCTCCGAGAAGGTGGAGACGGATCTATGCCTGCTGTCAGATGGTATCAACCAGTAGCGAACGCCAACGGACTGAACCAGATTGTAGAAATATTCCGTCGCTTCGCTGACGAGACTACATCACTACCCTCCTACACTCATGGTGAGCAGACGCAGGGTCTAAACAAGACGGCGACCGGCATGTCCATGCTAATGGGTGCGGCAAACATTGCACTGAAAAGCACGATCAAAAACATTGACGACTTCTTGATTGAACCAATGATTGAGAGTCTGTTTCACTTCAATATGGAGTTTGGAACTAACGAAAAGTCAAAGGGTGATCTAAGAATTGTTGCGCGAGGTAGCACCTCTCTCGTTCAGAAAGAGATCCAAAGCCAAAGGTTACTTCAATTCCTATCCATTGTTGGTGAAGACCAAAGCGGCGTTATCAAGCGGACACAACTGCTTAGAGACATCGCTTCAAGCATGGATATTGAACCCGACGAAATCATAAAGACTGAGGAGCAAGTAGCTCTTGAACAGCAGCAATTACAACAACAACAACAACAATTACTCCAAGCTCAAATGCAACAAGGAGCAGGCGCAGGCGGTCCTCCGCCTCAGGGCAACGCCGGAATGGCAGCTCCTTTCTGAATTAATTGAAGCCAGATTCGACAGCGCTCAGGCGTTGCTAGAAAAAGCAGATGAGACAAATTTTAGGTTTGAGCAAGGCAGGCTATTAGAGCTTCGTTTCATGCTCGACCTTGAAGACGCGGCAAAAGCCGTTCTAGACAAAGCGCGGACCCATAAAAGGACATCCGCAATAGACTAACGAATATCCCTGTGCGGGACTCGAAGGAAATTAATAATGTCAAAGAGAAATGACCCAGCGCGACTAGAAGCTGAAGCTAAAGAATTGTACGAGCAGATGACTAAAGGTAGGACTGAGAACCCAGAGGCGGATCAACCTCTAGAGGACACCTCAGAAGAACCCGATGAGTTGCAAGTAGAAGCCCCCGATCCCACGGACACGGCTGAGATGTTAGCGGATGAGGACGCAGAAGAAGAGTCGGTACGCAGCGATGACTCAGAACTGAGGACTGCTTTGGAAAAAGCAGAGAAAGCAATGAAAGGCGCTCAGGCGAGAATGACTAAAGCAACTCAAGAGACTGCTGACTTGAAGCGGCAAAATGCCGACCTGATCAGAAGTGTCACCGAGTTGAAAGGTCAACTTGTGGAATCTTCTAAAGATGACAGCAAGCTGGCGCAGATAAGGGAAGATTACCCTGATCTAGCTGGACCACTGTTAGATGAGTTGAAGAAAACGCAAGATGAAGTTGGTGCAGCCAAAGAGGCTTTAGCCGAGCAAGAACAGAGTAAATATCAGCAGATTCAAGAGCAGGCGCAAGCCGAGCATTTTGAGCGGATTCGAGCAGTACATCCTGATGTCGATCAACTTATTGATACGGCAGACTGGTTGAACTGGTTAGAGGATGCGGATCTTCAAACGAAGACTTGGATACAAGAAGGGTCTTCTAATGATGTGAACAATGTACTCTCAAGGTTTAAAGCGGATATGGGCGAGCCAGTTCCAACGCTGCAAGAGCAGACTTTACAGCGAGCAAAATCGGTTGCAGAACCGAAGATGCCCAAGGCTAGAAAGTCTAATTTAAAAGGCGATAAAAAATTCTGGACCGTCGATGAGATCATGAGGATGCCAAACAAAACGTTTGAAAAGCATCAGTCAGAAATACTCAAAGCGATGGAAAGTGGATCTATACGCCGCTAATCTCTTGTGAGGTAATGCAATGTCTTTTTCACAATTTTCAACGGGTGCCAACTCTGAAGTTAACTTTATCCCAGAGGTGTTTTCTAAACTCCTTCAGGCTAAATTTTACAGCAAGTCAATTTTACCCGAAATCAGCAACACCGACTACGAGGGTGAAATCTCCGGTCAAGGTGACAAGGTTGTTGTACGTACAGTTCCGGCTGTAACCATCAATGATTACTCAGGCTCCATCACTACTCAAGAGCTGACTACTGCTAAAGTAGAAATGCTTATCGATAAAGCTAAGTACTACAGCTTTAAAGTTGACGACGTGCTTGCAGCTCAGGCTGATATCAACATGCTAGAAGGTGCGTCTACTGATGCTTCTGAAGGTATGCGTATCGCAGTCGAGACGGAAGTTCTTGCTGGCGCTGTAACTGGTGCCACTACTATCGGCTCACAAACTACTGTGACCTCCGCAAACATCCTCGAAAACGTCTTGGCTATTTCTAGGCAATTAGACGAATTGAACATTCCTGAAGAAGGTCGATTCATTGTCCTGTCTCCAGAGTTCATCTCTATGCTTAAGCAGTCAGAGTTGCGTCAGGCTTACCTGACCGGCGATGCCACTTCACCTCTCCGCAACGGAATGGTGGGCATGGTTGACCGATTCAAGGTTTTCCAAAGCAACATGGTTTACAAGCCAGCATCAGGCGCCGACGCGGGTTATACCCACATTCTTGCCGGTCA